AAGATCTGCTGATATTAACTCTTGTAAAATATCTAAGTTTTTTAGAATTAAATCTATTTCTTTTTTTGTAAAGTTCATTGTTTAACCTTTCTTTGTTTGTTTGTTAGCCTTCGGCATAAAAGAATTTAAAAACACTTTTTTTTAAAAACCAAACATTTTTTTTATTTTTCCTTAACATTTCTTTTTGTATGGTGTTGTATGATTACCTTACCAACCTTACACCCCAACTTTTTAAACGCCTAAGATCATTGCTTTAAAACCTTTTTAAGATCTTATTTGTTTGCTTGTTTGCTTGATTAGTTCAAGGTTTTTTTTCTTTGTTTGTTCTTGTTTTGCTATTTTACCCCCCTATAAGAGCATTGCACAGGGCATTGTTTGTGTAGTACTATTCCTTGCAAAACAGCAGTTAATGACTAACTAAATAGTAATAATTTAATACAGTATATTTAAGAATCAATAGTTTAGTTTATTCTCGTAAACGACTAATAATTATAAAGATAGGTATTATAATTAAAGTATTACTTTAAGGGTAAAAATATTAGATTGTAAATCCAAGATTTTGAGGGTTTTTTATTGGTATTTCTCTATAATTCTTGATTAAATTGTGTGTATGCCTAAATACGATTATAAATGTTTAGAATGCGATAAAGTATTTGAAGTGGAGCAGAAAATGACTGATGATCCATTGGAATTATGCTTGTGTAAAGATGAGCAATTCTTGGTAAAAAGATTGCCAAGTATACCAAAATTGGTTATAAATAGTCCAGTTTCAATGTCAGATCGTGCATTACGCAAAGAATTAGACATCGATTAGTATGTTTGAGTACTGTTCTTTAATCAAAAGGAGATGTGCTTTTGCTGGAAAGGAAAAGGACATAGTCTATTGTGGATTACACACTGGATTACAGATACAAAACAGAATAGAATACATCAGATCGTGTCCTAAAACAAAAATTAAAAGGAGATAGTTATGCCTTATCATAAAGGAAAGAAAAAGAAAAAGGGTAAAAAGAAATAATGCCTAAGCACAAAAAAACACGCAGGAAAGCACCAAGAGGGTATCATTATATGCCAGATGGTAGGTTAATGAAAAACTCAGCTCATAAAAAGAAAAAGAGAAAAAAGAAATGAATGTAACTACCAGTACAGCCAAAAACTTTATACCAAAACGATTGTTTGGACAACGAAAGAAGTCTATTAAACAAAAGTTGAAAGGTAACCCTTTAAAGAAAAGTATTATTTTGAAATACGCCAAATGAAAGAAAAGAGTATTTATAAAAAACCCAATGGAGCAGGAAAAGGCGATGTGCCACGACCTTTGAGTATATCTAAAAAAGAATACGAAAAGCGTTGGGAGAAAATATTTAGACCGAAGGAGAAAAAATAATGTGGGAAGTATTTAAAGATAAAAACGAATACAATGAAAAGAATATTATTGGCTTTTTATCCTTTGCATTGATGTGTGTATTCGGCATCGTGGATTTAGCAATGGGTATTGTTGGAATAGAGCTAATGGTAAACGACTACATTTATAACTCGTTTGTCTGGGTTACACTAGGTTCATTTGGAATAGCAGGAGCAGAAAAAGTCTACAAGAAATGAGGAAATCATTATTCAAAGATCGCACTAAAAAGTCAAATGGTGCTAAAAAAACTCGACAAGGTAATAGCACGAATACGAAGTACGGAACAAAAGGTTCTAAAAAGTATTACAAGAAAAAATATAGAGGACAAGGTAAATGAGTAATCTCGAACTAAAAAAAGCAAATCAACTTGCTGCTATTGATATACTAATTCATAATCCAGAAATCACTAAAAAAGAATTAGCAGAGGAATTGAAAATGTCACCAGCAACCATTCATAGCTGGTTTGCAGATGATAGATTTGTTGATATGTATTACAAGAAATATATGGTGTCGTTCAATGCCAAATTGCCAATGGTGTTAAATAGTATGATAAGAGAAGCAGTTGAGGGTAATGTCCAGGCAGGGCGTCTGGTATTAGAACATTCAGGAAAACTGGTAAAGAACATCAATGTAACTGTAGATAGTCCATTTGAGAAGTTCTTAAAGGCAGAACAAATAGACGCAGAGGATATACTTGACGCCGAAAGCGAAGAGGTTACAGAAATACTGGATACACTTCCAGAAAGAAATCCCATAAACGACAAACCGAAAAAGCGTGAGATGAAAGAAAAGAAACGCTTAGATAGAATTAAAAAAGGTAAGAAACCTTCCAGGCAAAAAATGCGTGAGGACAGAGCAAGTAGATATGCGTTATTACAACGAGCTAAGAAAGTGGGATTAGATCCATTACCATCACGCAGACCTACGCATACAGAGAAAAGAAAGTGGTTAGAAAAGTTAGCAGAATTGGAAGCTAAGAAATCCCAAACTCATCAGGACTAATATTATATTTTTCAAATATTTCTGACATTTCCATTGAGATATAAGCCATATCAGTAATATCTATATTTTCTTCATATATTTTTTTATGGGGTGCAACCTTTTGACAAATAAAACCGAGTAAATCATTATTAGCTTCAGAGATTCTTCGTAGCTCTTTTACCATTTTATATATTTCTTTGATTAAATCTTCCATTATAATTCTATTTTTTTTCCTGCAATGATTCTCATTTTACCTTTTAATTCTTTTTGCAATTCTTGTTCTAAATTTTTTTTAGATATTTTATAAACATTGCCAAGAAGGTTAGAGTCTGTTAATAATGTAGGCAATTCCTCATTAGTAAAAAACCATTTTCTAACACCTTTCTCTTTATTTTTGGCGTGTTCGTATAAATGATGTGCAGGATAGAAGTCACCAACAGAGTTTCTCGCTAATGTTCTTTTCGGTGCAACTATAACTCTGTTTGCTTGGTCGTTAGTAAATATTTTCATAGGAATACTTCTTTTTAAATTACCCTTAAGTTGCATATTGCGAGGTTTATCTCTACCATATCCTCTTTTGTCTAACCATACTTTATAATTTTCAGTGTATTCTGGATATGGCTCACCTTTAATATCTACACCTTTTGATGTAGCGTCTTGTACTTTTTTGAGGGCAGCTCTTCCTAAAGGTTTTAATAGTTGTTCCATAATTAACTTAGGAACTTTTTTACGCTTTAAGCGTTTGAAATAAACATTACTCTTTACGGTTATTCGCATCTTCGACTACCAATGGTTGATTTATACTTGCGTTTTCTTCAATGATTCTATTAGCATCTTCAATAGTTAAATCTTTATTCTCTTCAGCTAATATTTTTGCTTCAGTGGTTAAATTGTGTTTCAACTTATACTCATTAAGCATAATCTTATCTTGTGTAGTCATAGGATATTCTACCTCTGCAAAGTCTACACCAAATTGAGAAACTTCAGGTAGTCCGAGATTGTTTACTTGTGATAGTGCATATTCTACTTTGTAGAACTCTTTTTCGTATTGACGATATAATTCTTTATCATCAATAAAATCTTCGTGGCGTTCTAAGTCTTTAATCATCAAAGAGATACCACTTGGTACTTCACCACCTGATTGTGCGAAAGTAACGAATAGATGATTATTCAACGCCACTAATTCTATTTGCCATTTAATATTCTCAATAACATCTCTTACATTACCTTGAGGTGATACAATGTTATAATTACTTCCTTCAGGTAAAGTTAAAATCTCATCTGATCCTGCTCTTACATTAGCATTGTCAGAAATCAATCCAGTTACTACTGGTTGTCCAAACATTTGGAATCTTAGTCCTAATTGCATTTCAGTCATTGTAATATTGATATGCTCATTGGCAGATACTAAGTCAGAAGCACCTTCAACAAAGAATGAATCTAATTGTTCTTCTCTGTGCGTAAATACAAAAGGTAAAACACCTAAGTTGTGTTGTACCTCTTCAAGAATATCACCATTCTCATTGAATTTTAAATGTAATTCGCTATCCCAATACGCATACATCAATTCATCTGTATCAGATAAATCTGCGTGTCCGTGCATCATTGGATATACGATTGCTTCTGGTTTATAAGGATTATCACCAAAGTATGGTTCGAAATAATAAATAGGACGATACTCAAAGCGTTGCTCTACTTCATCATACATTACATAAGTTGCACAACTTCCAAGCAAACGAGTCATTCGTTCCATTTGTTTCATACGAGCATTCTTAACAATGGTGTAATCTAAATATTTATCATTGACATTTCTTTTTGCACCAATCGTATAAATCTTGGACATACGATTGACGAATTTTTTCACGATGTTAGTATTGTAATGAGGAATCTCTTGGAATGCGTCAGATTTAAAATATCCTTCGATATATTGTTCGGTTAATGAACCAGAGTAGTAGTCTAAAAACTTTCTTACTTCTTCTCTACGAGCTTTAGCTTGTTCTTCTTTAAAGTGTGTTAGTGAATCTTGTATAATTTCTCGTGCTGTTAAAACCATTAAAGTATTCCTTTTTATCGTGATATTCTTCCAATGAAGTTACTTCTAATTGGAAATCTATTCAATATAAAATATCTGAAAGCATCGCAACCGTGTTCATAGAATCCATCTTTGATTGGATTGTTGGAAATAGATTTACCTTCAACTGCTTCTGGGAATCTATATCCCTCGAAATCTTCTGCAATACCTACGCATTTCTTATCGACTTTTATTCTGCGTAATCCATCTGCATTTTCAAAGAATCCACGACAATAACTTACCCCTGCTTGTATATCACGAGATAATCTATCCATACGATACTCTACAAAAATTCCGTGTCTGCGTAAGATATGAATATCCCCCATACCTGATTGTCCTTGAACAAAACTACCTGCTGGATCGCCATAGTAAGTAATTACTGGATAATTCTTTTTCTTTATCATCTCTGCAAGTTTATCGGTTGGGATATTGCGTTCGTGAATAATTTCATCAATGATATTGATATGCCAGTTTCCATCTTGCTTATAAGTTTGAAACCATAATACTGATGGCATTCTAAATCCAAAGTCCATAGAACAATAAGTAGGTAAGTTTTCTTGATAAGGAACATCACCCATATCTTTATTTCTATCAAATGGATATACACGCCCTTCCATAGAAGTAAACTTGGCAGCAAACTCTTGCTCAAATAATTCTTTGGACATATTACGCTTTCGTTCCTGAATAAAAGAATCATTCTTTCCTTCTGGGAACGCATATTCATTTTCCCAACTTGGAGATTGTTGTGAATACCACTGATCGTCTGTTTGGCCTAATAAATACAAATCATAAATCCAATTAAACCCTTCTGGTGTAGTAATAAAAATAGCTTTTCCTTTTCTATCGACAAGAGTAGGAGATAAATACATATCCCATATTCTTCTTGGCATTTTTGCTGCTTCGTCAATAATTAATAAGTCTACACCTTCCCCAACTAATGAGTCTGGATTTTCACAAGACATACCTTCTACTGTTGTTCCCCATTTAAACTTAATATACTGTTCTTTTTCTGATGCTCTATCAATATCGTTTGCTTTACCTGCAACCATATCTTTCCAGATTTCTCGGAACATTAATCGTGATTTTTTGTAAGATAATCCAACAAGCCAAATCTTTTTATTCGGTTGTGCTGCATAAAATTCTGCTTCTCGGAATGCTGCAGTAGTCTTACCATATCTTCTACCACAGATGTTTACGAAATAAGATGCGTCAGGTTTTTCAGGAAAGTGTAATTTCCTTTGCCCTGCGTGTGGTTTGTATTGCATATAATCAAACCACTTTTGCTTGAACTCAAACTCTTTAATTTTCTTTGACATTTATAATTGTGATTAATTTAATTCATATTTAACTTAATGGCATATAATAATCCACTTAAGGAGTAAAAATGTCTGAAGAAACACAGAATACAGCCGTTGAGGAAGCTGTAAAAGAACCTCAAGTCAGTCAAGACGAAAAAAAGACAGAACAAGCTGTTCCTTATTATCGTTTTCAGGAGCTTGTCAAAGAACGAAATGAATTAAAAAGCAAAGTAGATCAGATAGCAACTGCACAGGAAGAACAGCGTAAAAAGACTTTAGAAGAGCAAGGCGAATACAAAGCTCTCTTAGTTGAAGAACAGAATAAAAATAAAGAATTAGAAACAAGATTTACTGAAGTTTCTGAATCTTTTAATAATTATGTGAATCAAGAAAGAGAATCTCTTCTGGGTAAAATTCCTGAAACGAAAAGAGAAAAATTTGAGAAGGTTGATGATTTATCTCTTTTGCGTGACATAGTTTCAGAATTTGAAGCTAAAGCTGGAGTTAATGTCGGACAAGTTGAAAACAAAGTGTCCGTAACAAAGTTCAAAGGAAATCCTTTTAACGAGTTAGATAATAATTCAAAGCGTAGGGAGTCGCACAAAGACTTGATAAGTCATTACCTTAAGAAAAAATAACATTTTTAAAACTTAAGGAGAGTAACTAAAATGGCAAATGTAACTACAACAACTGCTGCTAATTTTATTCCAGAAATGTGGAGAGATGCTATTCTTGATTATGCTGAAAGAAAATTTCAGTTAAGAAATCAAGTATTAGACTTTTCATCTATGGTTGCGAATGGTGGCGACACGCTTAATATTCCTAAAGTTGCTGAAGAAACTGCTGCTGCTAAGTCTGCTGACACTGCAGTAACATATTCTGCTAATACTGACGGAGTAATTCAATTATCATTAGATCAACATCAATACGAAGCTAAAAGAATCGAGGACATCGTAAGAGTTCAAGAATCTGCTGACCTATTCAATGCTTATGCAAAATCAATGGGTTACGCTTTAGCTAAAAAAGTAGAAAACTACTTAGCTGTAAATATTCTACAAGCTGCTACTGGAAACGATGTTTCCTTAGCGTCAGATAATGCACCAACTACTGCAGAAATCAGAAGTGGTTTACAAAAACTTCTTGATGCAGGTTATGACTACACAGATGGCGAAACATTCTTTTATGCTTCACCAGCTATGTATATGAACCTTATGGGATTAGGTGACTTCACAGAAGCACAAAAAAGAGGCGACTCTGCTAACCCATTAGCTTCAGGTAGCATTATGGAAATCTACGGAATGCCAGTTATTGCATCTGTAGACTGGGATGATGATGGTGGTACTGGAGATGAGTCAGGTACTATTTTCAATAGAAATGGTATCTACTTTGCACAACAAATAGCACCAAGAGTGCAGTCAGCTTATGACATCGATCATTTAGCGACTTCTGTTGTTGCAGATGTCTTGTTTGGAGCTGTGTTATCACACGCTGCATCAAGCACTTCATTACCAGTTGTTAATTTCAACAATCCGTAATGAGTTAGATTGAGGGGGATTTATTTCCCCCTCATAACTTTAATTATTAATAGGGAAACGAAATGGCAAATTATACATCAACCCATACGGGAGCTACTATAGATGCGTCAGTTACTATCATTAGTGGTAGTGGAGTTACACAATCAGATTTAACCAAGTTAAATGCAGTTACTTCTTCTGCAGTTGAATTAAATCTACTTGATGGTGTCACTGCTTCTACTGCAGAGATAAACATACTTGATGGACTAACAGCTACTACGGCAGAATTAAATTATTTAGATGGTGCAGATTCAAGTATTACTACACTTAGCTTACCTGATAACACAACAATTACAACTTTTGGTGCGTCACTTATTGATGACGCAGACGCTGCTACTGCAAGAACTACTTTAGGAGTAGATGTTGCAGGAACAGATAATTCTACAGATGTCACATTAGTAACAACATCACACGATTATTTATCTATATCAGGACAAGCAATCACATTAGGATCAATCGATATATCCGATGATACGAACTTAGTAGGTGGTACTGGAATCACTTTAACTGGAGATACACTATCTACTACTGATTCTGAAATCGTACACGATAATTTGTCTGGCTTTGTTGCCAATGAACATATAGACCATAGCACGGTAAGTATTAGTGCTGGAACTGGTTTATCAGGTGGAGGAGATTTAACAAGCACAAGAACACTAAGCATAGATAGTTCTGTGGTTACTTTAAGTGGAACACAAACTTTAGCAAATAAAAGCATTAGTGGTACTGCGAATACTATCTCAAATGTTCATATTGTTGATGATACAATAAACACTTTAACTATTGCTCGAGGTGGTACTGGTGGTACAACTGCATCAGAAGCAAGAAGTAATTTGAATGTAGATGTAGCAGGTACAGATAATAGTACCGATGTAACACTTGTTACTACTTCTCACGATTATCTTTCATTAAGTGGACAAGCTATTACGCTTGGCACTATTGATATTGGAGATGATACAAATTTAGTTGGTGGAACTGGTATTACACTTACTGGTGACACTTTATCAACCACAGATAGCGAGATTGTTCACGATGATTTAAGTGGTTTTGTTGCAAACGAGCATATAGATCACTCAGGCGTTTCTATTACTGCAGGTGCAGGTTTAACTGGTGGTGGCGATATTACTGCTACAAGAGATATTGCAGTAGGAGCAGGAACTGGTGTAACCGTAAATGCAGACGATATTGCTATTGGACAAGATGTTGGCACAACACAAGATGTAACATTCAACTCTGTAACTGCTGATATTATTGGAGATATACGAGGTGCTACAAAATTCCAAGCCAAAGCAGATGTTGCTTTAAACAAAGGTGACGCAGTATATATTTCAGGAGTAAGTGGAACAACACCTACTGTTGATATTGCAGATGCAAACGATAGTGCGAAAATGCCTTCATTTGGATTAGCTGCTTCATCAGTAAGTATCAATGCTTCTGTGGAGATTATTACTTTTGGTACATTAGCAGGATTAAACACTTCAGCATTTAGTGTTGGAGATATTATTTATATTAGCACCAATGGAACTTCAGGAAACACTTTAACTGCAACTGCACCAAGTGGAGAAAGTTCTTTAATACAAAATATTGGTATTGTTCAGAGAAGTCACGCTTCTGCTGGATCTATTAAAGTTGGTGGTGCAGGTAGAACTAACGCTACACCAAACTTAGACGATGGAGATATATTTATTGGAAATGGTAGTAACCAAGCAGTTACTGCTTCATTAAATACAAAGATTGAAGATTATTTAGATGGTGGTACTTCTACTGCGAACTTTGACACCATAAGTGTTGATGGTGCAGAGATTACTGCTACCCCTGCAGAATTAAATGTGTTAGATGGAATTACATCAACTACTGCAGAATTGAATTATACAGATGGCGTTACTTCTAATATTCAAACACAATTAGACGCCAAAGCACCATTAGCAAGTCCTGCATTTACTGGAACTGCTACTGGAGCAAACTTAACTTTATCTGGCGATTTAACCGTCAATGGTAGCACAACTACATTAGATACTACCAACTTAGCAGTTGAAGATAACTTAATGGAATTAAACGCAGGTGTTACTTCCAATGCAAACGACTCTGGATTCTTAATTGAAAGAGGAACTACTGGAGATAACGCAATATTTATGTGGGACGAAAGTGCTGATAAATTCACACTGGGTACTACTACTGCAACTGGTACAACTACTGGAGATATTACTCTTTCTTCTACTGGAACATTAGTAGCCAATGTAGAAGGAGATGTTACTGGTGCTGTTACTGGGAACGCAGATACTGCAACTACTTTAGCAACTGCAAGAAACTTTAGCTTAACTGGAGATGTAACTGCTGGAGCAGTATCATTCGATGGATCAGGAAATGTAGCATTATCTACTACTATCGCTGCAAACTCTGTAGCACTTGGAACAGACACTACTGGTAACTATATGTCTGACTTAACTGAAGGTACTGGTATTGATATTTCTCACACACCAGGAGAAGGTTCTAATGGAACAATTACTCTTGACTTAACTGAAGTAGGTTTTGGTGGAGGTGCAAACAGACTGATTACTGATGATGGTGATGGTACTGTTTCTACTGAAGCTAATCTTACTTTTGATGGAACAGATTTAGCAATAGCAGCAACAGGTAAGATTTATTTAGATGGTGGTACTCATACTTACATTACAGAAGAGGGTGCTGATAATATTGCAATATATGCTGGTGGAACAAGATTACTTCAATTAGTAGAAGGTGGAACTAATTATGTTGCTGTTGGAGATGGCACTTATTTAGGTGCTGGTAATGATTTAGACTTCTATATGACACACAATGGAACTGATACTACCATAGGTAATTCAGTTGGGGATTTATACATTCAAAATAATACAGACGACAAAGATGTGATATTAAGATGTGACGATGGTAGTGGAGGAGTAACACCTTATCTAACATTAGATGGAAGTGCTACAAGAACTAATGTTCACAAAGATTTAAGATTAGATAATAGTGTTAATTTATCGCTTGGTGGTGGTGGCAATATGAGTATGTCACACGATGGAAGTAATGCAACCTTTTCTAATGCTACTGGTAATCTAACTATACAAACATCAACTGATGATGGAGATATTATTTTTAGATGTGATGATGGTTCAGGTGGAGTAACACCTTACATAACCTTAGATGGTAGCACAACAGATTTATTGCTATCTCCTCCAGGTAATGTCGGTATAGGAACTACATCACCAAGTACAATAACAGAAATTAAATCTACTATACCAGTATTAACATTAACTGACGACCAAAATAAATCTTGGACTTCATCTGACACTACTCTTGGTAAATTGTCTTTTAAGACAAGCGATACTTCAGGGATAGGAGTTCACGAAATAGGTTTTATTTCTTTAGACTGCAATATTTCAAGTTCAACAACCCCTAATGGAGAGTTAGTATTTGGTACTGCAGGAGTTAATGCTGCTGCTACTGAAGCAATGAGAATTGACCAATCAGGAAATGTCGGTATAGGAGGAAATACACCACAATCTAGACTAATGGTTACAACTTCTGCTGAATCATCAATTCCAGCAGCAGGTGCAGATTCTACATTTTTCAATGTAGGTAATTTAGCAAGTGAAACTACTAATTATGGAACTATGATTGGTACTTTAAATACTGGTAATGGTTATATACAACAACAAAGATTTGATGGAACTGCAACTACCTACAATTTATTATTACAACCTAATGGTGGTAATGTCGGTATAGGAACTACATCACCTGATTCTTATAATTCAGCAGGTAGAAATTTAGTAGTTGCTGATTCAGGAGATTCAGGAATATCTATTGTAGCAGGAACTACATCAGATAGTTCTATAATGTTTGCTGATGGAACTGGTGGTACAGCAGGATATAGAGGTAGAGTTGCTTATGACCATAATGGAGATTATCTAAGATTTGATACTGCTGCTTCAGAAGCTATGAGAATAGACTCATCTGGAAATGTCGGTATAGGAGATAACAATCCACCAAATAAGCTAAGTGTTAAAGGATCATCAACTGATTTACTATATCTTGAAGGAGATGGAATAACAAGCAATAGTATAATACAATCAGATACTGGTGGTTCAGTAAGAACAAGAAGTGCAGGTGGTACTTGGCAACTTTATACTGGTGG